TGTCAAGCCAGCTTATGAAAGAAACCCAACTTCATAATGCAGATTCTTCGGAACTGCATGGGAGTAGGGTTCCTAATAGGAATAGCAGTATCTTTGACCTCTTTCTTCCTGTTCTCTATGAGAACGAGGACTTCGTCCTACCGGATAGAAAGGGCTCTCTCCTTAACCTGAAGGTAAAGGGGAAAGTACCCGCTTTAAGCAGGTCGTCAAAGATCCACTTCAACCAAGAACAAAGATCAATCCTTCGCCGTAGGCTCGCGACTGAGGTCGGACTAAGTCTAGACCAAGCAGATACTCTGCTTTCTCGTCCTTTCGATGAGATCAGACGTGGTGAGGAAGCTATTAAGGGCATCGTCGATGCGATCTTATTAGCAGATCCAAGGTTTTTCCTGCAGGAGAAACCTTCGGCCCCACGCCGTCTGGTACGCGTTCTTTTAAAGATGCTACCTTACGGTACTGATTCGATCAGTGCCGAGTGGAAGAACTTTTGTAACTATGTTACAGTCCTGGCATGCCGACTGACAGTCGACACGCCTGCATCTCTTAATACTTCGAATCCCTTTCGATTTATTCTCAGACACGAAGTGTTTGGGGATATCGTTAGGTTCGGGGTGAGAGACAAGAAGGACGCTACCGTCGTTGCTCATCTCACGAGTACACGACAACTTCCCGCTGGAGGTAAGACCGTTCGGGAAAAGTCCCTTAGGGACTTCAAGTACCTTACGGAAACTGCGTTTCCGGTGGCACCGGCTGAGTTACTCAGAGTTAGGGAAGGAGCCTTCACCGTAGCACGCAAGTGCCTTGTCCTCTTAGAGGGCAAGCTACCTGCTGATGCGGCCCACATCTCTCTGACGAGAGCTGCGGATGTCGATCATAGTGTCGAGGAAGGCGGTAGATTACAGAGTATCCGGGAGGAAGCCATCGGGTATCTGAACCAGATACCTGATGAAACCAAGGCGGAACGCCTTGTCGATGGAACCGAAGTAACTTCGGTTGCCGGAGTCCCCCGTTGGACCTCATGGTTCAGATCTGAAGATGAGATGGTCTCTATTCTGAAAGAATTACGGACCGAGAGTGATCTCCTGATGGGGTCTAAGACCCAATCAGTTCTCACCTTCAAACCTTTTAGCTCGGTTACTGATGAGTCGAAGCGCAACGCGCTGTTCGACACACAGAAATTCGGGTTTGACCACGCAACTGGTAACCAGTTGCATGCGGCAGCGTTACACGCTGCCGAGGTCTCCCCCTACTTGGAGGGGTTAGAAGTGGTGCGTCCACTCCCATGCAAAACCATCGCGGTACCCGAACCGGGTGCCAAGGTTAGGACCGTCACAACGACGTTGTGGTGGGCAATGCTGTTACAGCAGCCACTAGGGCACTTCCTTCGGAAGTGCCTTAACGTCCATCCTTCTGCGTCTGCCGGACTTAGTCGGGCAGACCAGGCATGGCTTTACGTTGATACGCTGAAAAAAGCGTATGATAAAATGGGTTTGCACGAAATACCCGAAGGGTATTCGGTTCTGTCGTCCGACTTAAAGTCAGCGACAGACGCGATTCCGCCTAGCGTAGCTAGGGCCCTCTTAGAGGGCTTTCTCAACGGAATAGGTTTGGATCCTGAGGATCCTTACCTCAAACTCATTCTTAATATTTTTACGTCCGAACGCAGAGTTACCGTCGGTAAGTCTGCGCCGTTCGTAAAAAGGCGGGGCGTCCTTATGGGCGAACCGTTGACGAAAGG